GCCAAGCGCAATGGAAGCGGCACACACTTTACCGCCGACGAGCTTGACCTGCTGTGGCGCTGGGGCGTGATGGAGCTTGTGCTGCGCGAGGAGCTAGAGGAATTGCAATGTCACGAGAGGAAAAGCGCCTCTATACCGTCGGGCCATTCTGGCTTGCCGAGCGGGCTGAATCGCCATTCCTCCAGATCAGGTGGTATGACGAGCGAGCAAAGGTCACTCGCAGCAAAAGCACTCGTCGCCGGACGCTAGACGATGCAATCCCGGTCATCCTCGCGCACAACGAAGCGGCAAGGGCCAAGCAGCGGCAAGAGCCTGACGAAGCGCTCGCGGTCGCCATGTTCCTTCAGTTCTGGAAAGAACGCGGCAAGACGCGCAGAAATGCAGCTACGGTTGCTAGTTCTCTCCGCATATTCATGGCGTTCCTCGACCAGGACGAGGCCGGGATGGGAGTAGCGGTCGCCGGCCTCGACAAGAACCTGTTCGAGCGCTTCATCGCGTGGCGCGAGGAGCCGCACAGCTATTCGATCGAATGGATGGGGAAGGTTTACGCTCACAGCTCGGATGGCGTGAGCGGAGAGGCCATCCAGCGGAACCTGGACGACGTTAGGGCGGCGCTGAACTATGCCGTTGGCAAGCAATTGCCGTGGGCTCCCAAGGTGCCCGCCGTGGCGCTGGAAAAGCGATCTCCGCCGCGCGACGTGACGCTCACCATTGACCAGCTAGGCGCAATCGTCGCCTACGCCTGTTACGACATTGAGGCGCTGCGCTGGGTGCTCGGCATGATCGCGACGGCGGCAAGGCCGGACGCGGTTCTCAAGTGGAACGCCGGCAAGCAGTGGAAGGGCGAACCGAACCTCGACACGCATCCGTTTGGCGAGCCCAAGACGAAGAAGCGCAACGCAGTTGTTCCGCTCATCCCCGAGTTCGTGCCGTGGCTAGAAGCCTGGAAAGCGAACCCGCACAAGCCAGTCAGGAGCCGCAAGCGCTGGTGGCGGACGATGCGGGCCGCACTCGGCTTGCCGGAGAACATCGTTCCCAAGACGATCCGCCACACCATCGCGACGCAGTTGCGCTCCAGAGGCGTGCCGCTGGATGAGATCGCAGGGCTGCTCGGCCACACTGGCGAGCACCGGATCACGGCGGGCTATGCCAAGTATGATCCGAACCGCCTTCCCCATGCAAAGCAACATCTTAGCGCGATTTGGCAGGAGGTTTGTGCAGCTGCTCACAAGTGGCACACGAATCACTTTCGAATCACTCCCGCATATGGACAGCCGATTGAGGTTGCGCGGAAGCTAGAAAATGTATAGGATTTCTGCGACTTTCGGGATGGTGGGCGGTGACGGGCTCGAACCGCCGACCCTCTCGGTGTAAACGGGAGGAAATGCACCAGTGCGCTCTAACTGCGACTTGGACGAAGCGCGAACGGATGGGGAGCAAAGCGAAACTCCGGCCGATTTTCGTGTCAGTTTCGAATCACAGCCGCCGCGCAATAGCGAGGGTCGGCTTCCTTATTACGTGCACCAGCTTCAGCGCTGCGAATACTACAGCGGGTTCCTCGACGAGGCCAATATGTCGATCGACGAGATGCGGGCACTATATGAGGAGCTGACGAACTACTTCGGCGTCTGCGACTATGAGACTTTCCCGCTGCCGTGCACGGGGCTCCCTGGATATCTCAATAAGCACTACGACCGCGACAGCGAAGTGGCGAAGCTGCTTTTGCTTGGCATCGAGTATGTGGGCGCGGCGATCCGCAATGAGCGCAAGACGATGCACAATCGCTGGCGCGAGGCGCGGAATCTGATTGGGGAGATTGAGGGCCGCGGGCGGGAATTTGTCTATCGGCAGGAAGCCGAAGAACATACCGGCGCTGATGAGGTTCGGGATGAGAAGCCGCAGCTCGTATATTTCATCGCCTCCGAGTCCGGCCCGATCAAGATCGGCATCGCGACTAATCCGAAATCACGGCTGAGCGGCCTTCAGACGGGCCACCATGAAAGGCTGGAGCTGTTGGCAATCTGCGATGGCGGCATGGACCAGGAGCGCGCCTATCACAAGCAGTTCACTGATCGTCGCCTCCACGGCGAATGGTTCGAGCGCTGCCCCGAGATCGAAGCTGAAATCGAAAGGCTCAACCGTCATGGATAGACGAGAGGATACGATACAGGGACCATTACGCATGTCATGTGCGAGAAGGTCTGTCCCACCCAGCACCAGTATCGGAGAACGGGATGACGCGCCCACCAAGGAGTTCCCTCATGGATAGACAATCTCAATCGGTGGAGGATGAAGCGCGCATCAAACAAGCTTGGGCCAACTTCGTGAACTGCCAAGACGATATGTATTTCGGCAACCGAACGAAGATGGAAAAGCAATTAGCTGTGCTTCGTCGCCTCGTTGCAGACGCCCGCGCATCCCATCACTCAACCCCTGGAGACGAGAGGGAATAGCGATGGGTGACAAACCAGCGCTTTGGGAAAAGATGCGGGCGCTCGCCGACGATCATGTGCGGGGCGATGAATTGCGCGCCAAGGCTGACGAATTGGAGACGAAAGCGACGGGATACTACAGCGACCCGCCAACGGTGGAGGCCAAGAGCTTCCTCGGTGCATGGGCACGCGCCCGCCGTCTGTGGTGCGATTGCACCGGAGACTCGCTGATCTAGTCGGGGAGACAATAGCAATGGATGAGACGAGGGTGGAGCGCGAGGCTGAGCGCATCGTTGCGGAGAACATTGACGCGTGGGGCTGGGGTCCGCTCGATGAGATCGAAGGTCTGTCGGAGCATGTGTTGGCCGTCAAAGCGGTGAAGGCTGGACTGCTCACCCGCCCCACCGACCCCGGCGAGGATAAGGTTGAGGTGGTTGCGCCAATCGACATGATGCTGTTCTGCCCGAAATGCGGCTTGCAGCACATTGACGCGCCGGATGAGCGAACCCCCGATTGGACGAACCCGCCGCATCGCTCGCACCTGTGTCACGGCTGCGGCTGCATCTGGCGTCCGGCTGACGTTCCGACGAACGGTGTGGCGGCTATCCAGACACGCGGCTCGAAGGACACTGTGTTCTATAACAGCGCCGCAATCGCAGCAATGGGACACACCCCACCATCAGGAGAGGATGGATGAAGGATATGGGCACTTTATCCGGCTCTCGTGCTTCGCACGGAACCTCAATCTTCGTTTAGTTTCCGCCTATCGGCTTCGATCCGGGGCAGGGTCTTGGCGCGCTCCAGCAACGCCAGCGCGGTCAACTGAAGCTCCTTCGGGCTCACTTCCTGCCTCTTCTTCGTCAGTCGCTTGTGAACCAGCATTGATGATGTGACACCGGCAGCGCCACTCAAGCCATAGGTGAGCGCGGCAATCCAGCTCATGTCACGGAACAGCGCGCCCCAGAGCGTTGTCTGCGATAGGGCGATGAGGAAGCTGCCACATGCCGCCAGGCCAAAGTTGCCGTGGTTCACGCATCGGCTCTGGAAGCCGAGCAGAAACACGCTCCCGTATCCAGCGGCGAAGATCAGCAGCAGGTGCGTCATCGCTCCAGCGCGGCCTTCGCCCAGCCCTCGTTGCGTTCGAGCCTCTGGACGATCAGCGTGGCGTATCCGGCGATATCACGCCAACTGTCGTCATACTCCGGATCGCCTTTCAGGATGCGGCTGATCTTGGTCGCAATCATCTCCAACGCCGATTTGCTGTCATCGTGGAGCGAAGCCCAATTCGGGCTGTCGTGCATCGCGCGCTTGATGTTCTGTTCGATACGGCCCTGATCGGCGAAGCTGCCGTAGCGTGAGCCGCGTTGCGCGAGGGTTTCGTTGATATTGCTCATGCTGCCTCCTTGAGCATGTCAGGATTTGCCGTGGAGCGTCCGACCTCACCGAACACCTTGTGATAGGTCACAGCCGTTGCCGATCGCATCGCGTGCCACCCGCCTCTCGCCGCATAGGCGTCTCTCGCGGCCAGCGTCGGATGCTGGAACACCACCATCCCGGAATGCTCTTTCTCTTCCAGGTGGTGCCGGTGTCCGGTGTGGCAATAACGCTTGGTCGTCCGGCCCCACTCGGGAGCGAACTGCGCCGCGAACATCAACGGCAGCTGGTCGTTCTTCTTCAGGTGCCCGTGGTGAAACGCGAGCAGGGTGTTGCCCCATTCAAGGGCGTAATACGGCAGGGGAGATTGCTCGACGGTGATCCGCGGCTCTTTCTCATAGAGCGCTGCGAACATCTGCCGGAGCCATACGGAAGAGGCGAGATCGTGGTTGCCTTCCGCGAGGATCACATGGACGCGGGGATGCTTCTCAAGCGCCATGTCCACGACACGCCGGAGAATGCGGATCGCGACCGCGACAACCTTCTCAAAGCGCCCGTCCGCATCGAGCAGGTGGCGGGAAGCCGGGGTGACGGCTTCGAGCCCGTCCCAATGGAGGAAGTCTCCGAGCTGGTTGACGATCCCCAACTGGCTTGCCGGCGAGGCTTCGATCATGTGGCGGAAGCAGCCCAGGAGCGTGTCCTCGGCGATCTCCAGATCCCAATCGTCGCCGCCTTCCTTGCGCCAGGCCAAGGCACCCACATGGCAATCCGTGAGGGTATAGACGGTGCACAGCTGGCCGTTGTAGATCGTCGGCGGGGCGACTGCCTCTGTTCGGGGAAGCTCGGCTGCCAGTGCCGCGTAAGCCGCCTGTTGCGCTTGTGCCTGTTGCTGGCGGTCGAGACTTTCCTTGACCCACTCCATCACCGGCTCGCCAGTGCGGAGATCGGTCAGGGTGGAACGGCCCGTGACGACCATTCCCGATTGCCTGCGCCGCGCTTCGTTGACACGGGATTGCAGGGTGGCGCGGTTTATGCCTTCCGCCGAAGCGGCTGCACTGATCGAACCGTATTGCGCGACTAGCCTAAGCGCTTCGTCGCACAGCTCTTGACTGAGTGGAGGTGTCGGCAAAGCATATATCCCCCGCCTTCAGCCTACTTCGGCTGAGGCTCCCGCAGTTCGATTAATCTCCACGCCAGCCGGTAGAGGAACTGGCTTGTCGCGTAGCAGGCGCTCTCGAAGCGGGAGAGCGGACCCAGTGCATCGGGAACACCGCGCTCAATCTGGTCGCCGATCCAGAGGATGACGCGGATCACTTGGCAGGCTCCCGCAGTTGTTCAAAATACTCGATGGCCGGGGCGATCAGTCCGTCTGCAAACCGGCGCTGATCGATCACCCGTTCGGCCATTAGATGGGCGTATGCGTGGCGCAGCTGGGCAATATGGAAGTCAAGACCAAGACCCATTTCGTCGGGATCGAACACGCTTCCGCGATGCTTATTTGGCTGGGGCACGACAGCCCTCCAGAATCGTCTGCAAGCCTTCGCCCCAGGCGCGCAGGCGTATCGCGCTACCGGAGATGATACCGATGTCTGAATCCGCGTGGCCGGTGAGCTGGCTGTGAACCTTGGGGGGCTCGGCAGGGAGCTGCTGGTCGTGTGTCAGGCAATAGGTGCTGACGTAGCGGACGTGGGGAGCGCAGGCGGTGAGGGCCAAGCCAACGAGTGCAATTTTTGCACAAGTTCGAAAGGTGAGCGCGGGCCGGACTCGACACCGGCTAGACGTGAGCGAGGTCCGGTCCCTACATCGCCATCCGGCGACAGTAACGGGCCGTTCGCACAAGCCGCCATACAGCCGCTCACGCTTTAGACGGATAGCGTGTCCATCCACGCCGCCGCGCTCTTGTGCAGGAACTACCCCGGCCTTCGCCGGATCGCACTTGCCCATTTGACCTAGCGCAATTTTCATGCTAGCGCAAGTCCTTCGCTGTTGATTTAGCGGGCAAGCACACGGGTTGTGTCGCGCGCCTTCCAAGCGCTGCTGAGTGGGGTTCGACTCCCCCTGTCCGCTCCAACATTTCGGAGGTCGAATGACGCCCATTGATGCACTGTCGTTCGCTGGTATCTTGGCGTGCGCATTCGCAAACGGGTTCATGTGCGCTCACGTCATTTTCCATAGGAAGCGAAATCATCACAAGTCCGCCTGAAGCACTTCGGGCTTCGTCTTACATCCTTGCGGAACTGGCGCAGTCTCAACGACTCTCGCTCTATCCTCCGCATCATGGATGACTCGGGTGACGACCCTCATGTTGTCGCGTGTCACTTGACGCTGGACATCGCGCCTGGATGATATCGCATCGAGCTGGGCCTTGTATCCGTCCCGCTGCGCTCGGTAGGAATCCCGGTCATGCCGTGCATCGGCAAGTGTAAAGTGCACCACGACAATAACACAGGCGAGCGCAAGGCTGACCAGCTGCCAGAAGCTGCGGTGTGCGAGCCACGTTATAACAGACGTTCCAACACGCTTGGCGAGCGTGAGAAGGGCGATCCAAGCCATCAGCGCACCGGCGTCTGCGGAATGGTCGAGATCGGCACGAGGCGCGGATTAGCGAGCCCCGTCCACGGCATCTCCTGCTTCATGCTCGTGCCGTTGCCGAGGTTTGCGCTCGAACAGCTCAGCAAGCCGTTGATGCAGTTGTCCATCCAGGTCTTTTCGACCGTGTTGTCCCAGGCCCCGAACCAGTCCGCATGGAAGGTGTATCCGGCGGGGTGCCCTGGTGCCATCGCGTCCGAGCTGAACGACCATTGGCTGACATCATCGCCAACCTCGACCTTATACCAAGCCTGGAGCGTGAAGGCCGGTATGACGTAAGGGTGTGCGGCGTCGCACTTGAGATACCCCCAACTGCCATAATCCGCGTAGCCAACGTGACTGCGGTGATCGGGGCTGTCGAGGTTCTTGCCGTCCCAGCAGGTTGGGGCCAGGATGATCGCGCCGATGCGGTTGCCGGCGGGGCAGTGCGCCGCAACCTCGGGGATACTGTTGTAACGACCGGGCTGGGCTGTCGGCCCGTCGCAATTGAACCAGGCGGAGCCAGTCCTTGCCGAGTTCATTCCGGTGGGGTCCCAGCCGAAGATGAAGCGGAGACCGTTGGGAAGCGGGGAAGCCTTGCCTTGGTAGAATTTCGCCGTTGGATCGCTGACCACCGGATCGCTGACCGGGCGGCGCTTGTAGTAGATCGCGACATAATCAGGGCGGATGACGTTGCCCTTGCCGTCCAGCAGTGCGGGCATCCAGTAGCCGGAACGGTTTCCGCGATTGACGCAGGTGCTCTGGCCGCTCGTACGCAGGCTATTGTAGGTCGAATAAGCGTTGGCCGACGTGTTGCCGTAGAACTGGTGAAGGTGCGACTTGCCCGGTTGCCCTGGAAAGACGATCGGATCGTCGGCCAAGACCTGTCCCGCCTGACACAGAAAGCGGAACGCGCCTTCGAGGTCTGCCGCCGCGCTGCCGGGAATCGGCGCTCCGCTCTGGATGATGGTCGAAAGATCGAAGTCTGACGGGATCGCCGCGAGTCCGGGCGGGGCGTTGAACGCAGGCTCTCCGTTCGGGCCGATCAGGATTGGGGGGCACGTCTCCGTTGCAAGGATCACCGATCCATCGGAACACGTCTGCGTTGGAGGCGGAGCAATATCGTTATCGAGGATGGTCACCGTCCCGCACGCCAATGCTCCGGTGGTTCCGGAAACCGCCTTGGCGCACACCTGCTGCGCGCGTGTTCCATTCACGTCGCTGTCATCCACCGTGGGGATGCTGAGCGTTGCCGGAGTCTTGGTGGTGAGCGTGACGGAGCCGGACTGAGAACCGGTGGTCCATTGCACCGTGACCGGCCTTCCGTTGCCGCCCGAGAGGCTGACGATGGGACGAGCGACCTGCCCCTCGGTCACGGAAACGCTGGACACGCGGAGCATCGTCGGCTTGCCCGCCATGACCTGAAGATCGCCCGTCGAGACAGGCGCGCTCACGGGGCCAGCGGAATTGCTGAACTTATCCCCGCCAGTGCAGGCGGCGAGCAGGAGCGTGGCGGCAAGGATCAGCTTGCGCATGAAATCTCTCCGATCAGACGATGTTCTGGCAGAGCGAGGTCTGCCGAAGGTCGCGGCTGAAGCTCAGCCCCGAATAAGGACGGAACGCGTTCACAACCCCGACCGCTTCTCCGCGAGCGTTCATCACGAGCCCGCCCGACATGCCGGGAATGACGGTATATGCCCCGATCAGTTCGCGCTGGCCGTTGTCGCCGAACGCTTCCGTGACGCGCATGGTCACGCGGGTCTGGAACGGCAGGCCCATCGCATAGCCGTAAGCCCAGACGAACTGGCCTGGGTGCATCCCTGCGCAGCTGATCTTGACCGGGACGTGCCGGTTGGACGCGACGATCAGGCGGGAAAAGTCCTCCGCCCCGTTCTGTTCGAGGACGGCAATCGGCTGCCCGTCGATCTCGCAATCGTGCATCGCCGTGACGTGCGCGACGGAAATCCATTGGCCCGCGATCTGGACTGCCGAGCCAGAGCCTTCCTTGCACGTTACCATGCGCACCGATGGGTGTTCCGCGAAGGTGCGTTCGTCATCGATCTCCGGGGAGGCAGAGACGAGCGACAGCGCGACACCGGCAAGCGCCAGCGCCTTTGGCACAACAGGCATGTGGATTTCCCCCCGCTAGAAGGCGAAGCTCAGCACGGCATTGCGAAGGTTGGTGGCAGTGTCGGGAGCAAGCATCCCGAACGCAGTCATCAGCGTCAGGATCAGGATCAGCATGTTCTTTGTCCTGGGATCGCCAAGCCTGTTATAGACCAGGCTCCACGCGGCGAGCAGCTTGTCTTTCATGGCAGCGTTCCATCCAGGTAGAGGTGGGTTTCGGCCGCGCGGCGCTTGACGAGGCCGGGCAGGATTTTGCCGCCAGCATGAATCCAGCGCCCGAACTCTGCGGCTGCTCCGGCGTAGTTTCGGGCCTTGTGCTTCATCAGCAGGGTCGAGCCCTGAAGGCTTCGTGCGCCCAGATTGAAAACGAAGTCCGTTAGGGCGTCCAGCTGCCCCTGTGACACGTTGCCATTGGTCAGCTTGAGAACGCTGTCGCAGGCGTGTGTCGCGTCGGTGTGGAGAAGCGCCTCGGCTTCATCCACGGTGATCTTCTTGTTGTCGGATACGTCGGGGCCGGTGTGCCCGTAACCGATGGTCAGCACGCCAACTGGATCGCGGTAGGCTTTGAGTCGAAGTCCTTCCGACTTGCGGATCAGCGCGAAGCAGGCGGCGCTAGGCATCATGTCGGGCCGCTCGGTCGAGGCGGTCAAGCCATTCAGGAGGGAGCGGATCAGCCGCATAGCCTTCATACAGAGCCCTCAGCGTTGCCGAGATCGCTTCCCTGCGCTCGCGGTATTGGTCGTTGGAAAGGCCGCGGATGCGTTTCATTCTCGCCCCCTTGCAGGCCCGTATTTGATCCGGTCATGGATTCTGATCCCGCCGAGGATGACGGAAACGGCTGCTGCCATGATCGACATGACCACTGCGGCCTGAGCTAGTGACACGGCCGCAACTCCCGCAAACAACCACGCAAGGTTCTCCACGAGCTTGGAATGTTCGTGGAGTGTCATTTCCCGATCGCCAGTCGGCAGTGGCCCTGCCCCAGAAAGAAGTCGATCACCGCTTCGGCAATCAGAGCCGACTTGTGCCCCTCAAGCGCGTTTCTGCCGACCCATGATGAGATGGTTTCATCGGGATTGGGCTGCTCGCGATCAAACCAGACATAGAGCCAGCCCCTGAGCCAGCAGGCGGCGAGCTGGTCGGCCGCTGTGAACATGATCGGAAACCATAGGAATAGGCGGTCTAGGATACGCACGGCAGAACTCCCGCTTTGCGTCGGTGGTAAATTCGGGTTAACGTGGGTGTGCTCGGGTAAGGGGGTGGCGTGCGTCACCAGAAGATCGATGTTCCAGAGCAGTCCCTGCTTCGGCGGCTGTTCCCGACGCTAACGAACGTCAATCCGGACGTGACGTGGATGGACTGGGTGATGCTCGTAATGGGCTTCTTCTTCTTCCTCGCCCCGACAGCGGCTTTGGTGCGCGGCGCTTGCGGGCTCGAAGTGACCGGCGGCGACATCGACGTCATCAGGCACCCGACGGCAGAGGACATCAGGAGGTCGCATCTCCCGCCTGAAGACCCGTTCGAGCGCATGGCGCACGGGCTGAGCCCGCACTAGCTGCGCGGATAAGCCGAAGTCGGAACGGTGAATCCTGCGTCTGAGCCGTAGCGCGCAACGCCCTTAGTGATGCGGATTTCATCCATTTGTCCGTTGAAGTCGAAGGACGGGGCTGGGTCGCCGAAGCCGATGGAGCCGAGCACCATGTGACCCGCGGTCGTCTGGACGGTGTGGTCCATCAGGAGCGAGGCAACCATCGTGCCGTCTCTGTAAATCCGGCCCTTGCCGGTCGCGTCCCGGTCGTATGCAAGATGATACCACGGGGCCGATGCTCCGATCGTTGGGGCCCAGGCGACCTGACAGTTCATTTGGGCAATCGGGTCAGGCGTGTAGATGGTGAAAGTCAGATTACCGCCGGTGATGTAGAACAGCCATGCCGTGCCCGCCGCCGAACCGCTATCGTTCACATAGCCGATCAGCATCTGGCTACTGGTTTTGCTCTGGAACCGGAAAAAGCCCTCGATCGTGAACGGGCTGTTGGCGAAGGCGAAGTCGGAACTGTTCGGCGTGTGGATATAGTCTCCAGACCCGTCGAAGGTCGCGCAAGACGAGCCGAACTTGAATTGTGATGTCGTGATCTGAGCATTGCCTACGGCCGTCATCGCGCGAGCGACCGGGCTTTCATCCACAAACGAGGTCGAGCCATTCGTGCCCTCGAAGCCCATGAGCAGCTTGACGCTGGAGAAGTTGGGGTCGGTGCCGCCCGCCGCGGCGTATCGATATGGGTTGACCAGGCAGCTCATTACTGATGCCCGATCAGATAGACCTTCAGGCCCTTGGCGGTCCCATCACCCACCTGGTCGATGTCCACCGTAATCTCTGCATCGTCAGCGATTGAGCTGTCGGAAATGACCGCCGCCGTGGCCGCCGTCGTCGAGGTTTTTTTCGTGTTGTCGATGGTGAGCTTGGTAGAGAGAATCGACGTTCCCGCCTCATTGATGTCCACGGTGAAGATCGAGCCTGACGTTTGGGCTGTCGTCAGGGATGCACGAACCGCCGTCACCGTGAAGGCGTAGGGCATCCGGAATGTGATCTTGGCGGTTCCGCTGGTCAGGGCCGTGGTTTCGTCGGAGCACGCGAGGATGAGACTTTCCGTGCCGTGCGCCGCAGCGAGCGCTTCGATCTTGTCGCGGACGGCGTTCTTCGTCGGGACTTCCGTGCTGCCGTCCCAAGTCGCTTCGTCATAGGCATCGTCGGGAACCTCAAGGGCTCCCGTCATCGTATCGCCCGTCAGAAGGACATAGTTGCCAACAGGGGACGAAAGCGTGCTCCAGGCCGCCCCGTCATAACCGATGAAGGCGTTCTCATCGCTGACCCAGGCGGTAAAGCCCTCGATTGCGGTAATGAAGGCCCACGCTGTGTTGACGCGGAACGCGATCTTGCCAGCTTGCCCGGACCATGCGTCCGTAGGTGACGCGGCCACGAGATAACAGTCGCCATCAGCCGGTGAGGCGGGGGGCGTCGCAAGATCGCGATCCTTGAAGATGAAATGCCCAGCGCCGCTTTCGAGGTAGCGGATTTGTTCGTTGACCGTCGTTTCAGGCGTTGCTTGCCCGGACACGAGTTCAGGCGCGCCGAGGCGTGGCGTCGTCATGCGCTAATCATCCTGCAATGGAAGAAGGGTCAGGCGGCTAGAGCGAAGCCCCGGCCAGCAACGTCACTCATCTGGTAGGCATTGTACGACGGAGGAACGCCGACCGTCCCGCCGTCCGCTGCGATCTCGGTTCCGGTGTAAGTGAACGTATTCGTCCCCGTGACCGTGATCGTCCTGAGAACATCGGCACCGTCGAGGATATCCACCTCATAGGCTTCAGAGTTCTCGCTGAGCGGAATGGTCGAGCCGCCGTTCCACGAACCGCCCACCCGCGTTCGGCGGATGATCTCCCCGAACATATCCGCCCCGTCTGTCGTCCACTTGACCCGAGCCGGTGCGTAGGGCCTCAGCGTGTCCCCGTCATACGTAAGATCGATCGCCGCCGCCGCATCCACCGAGCGTCCCGCCGTCTGAATCTTGAACGACAGCGCATCTCCGATGGAATCGGTGCCCGTCGTGGTCGCCACAGCCTTGTTCAGAAGGATGATCTGATCGCCCGCAGCGTGATTAGACACGTTGCCTTCCGTGCCCCTGCGCCCGCGCTTGAACCCGGATAGCGTATAGGTGTTCGCGGTGCCCGATGCCCCCGTGAGGGTCGCCGTCGTGAAATTGAGATATTCCCAGCGCCCGTCCTCACCCAAGGCGATCATGTTTAGCGTCGGATCGGCGTCGATCTCCGCTTCCGTATGACTGGTGAGCGTGCCGTAAACTGTGACATCAAGAGTATTGCCGCGATCCCACAGGTTCGGGTTTGCGGTCACTAATGCCGAAGTCGCGTAGCCCCACATCGCGCCGCCAGTGCTGTCGATCCGCCCCCACAGGGTGTCGTAAGTGCCGTCACTGCCCTCGTAAATCGACGCCCCGGTCCACGTGACCCCGTAAGAACCCGCGGCGACATACAGCACCGGATTCACGTCGTTGTCCGCGTCCTGGATCAAGGGGGCGTCGATAATGAACCCCTTGGTCGGACCGGGAACCTCGATAACGTCGTCATCCCGTCCGTCCTGATCCGGCCCGGCCCTGCCGTTCAATACGGAAAAGCTGATCTCGTCCCTGACGAACTCGCAGTCAAGCGTTCCCTGCCCGATGGTGATCTTGTCCAGCCGGACGTTCCGCAAAGCTCCATCGAGAGAAACCGTCGTAACGTCGCCCGGCTCCAGCGCATATTGCTGCGCCGTCAACTGAAGCTTGGACCGTTCTCTGCTGTTCCACAGCCGGCGGAAATACCTGTCCGCCTTCTGCTGCGCTCCGGATGGAGTATCCACGAACGTCGAGAGGTCGATCGTCTCTTCGCGCGTCGAGTCCACCGCATCCAACGGACGCTGGGCAATGACGGTGTTTTGCTGCTGGTCCTTGTCCGCGTCGGCAAAGTTGAACGTCACCCGCCGGGGAAGGTCGGTGTCCTGCTGGATCGTGACCGTGTAGCGTGGATCGTTGCGAACGAAGTTTTCGGTGAGCAGGGTTCCCGAAGGCGCAGACCCTCGATTAACAAACTGAACTATAAAATCATGGGGCCGCGCGTCAACATCGTAAATGTCGAAAAGCGGAGAAAGAATATCCTTCGCCGACCCTTGCGTAATCGAATATCCGAGAACTGTTTGCGTGAGCTGCGACGTGTCCTGCCCCGTCAGCCCAACCCAACCGGAAACCTCGTCAACGATGGTCGCGAGCGTCACCCCATCTGAAGAGATGCGGTTGAGGTAACGAATAGTCACCTTCGTATCGGTGATATTGCGTCCCCATATCGCATCATTTACACGGTCGTAGATGGCGTTGAGTCCGCCTCCGGAAACCGCCCAGTCATCCGCGTTGATCGTCTGGACGACGGTTAGGTCTTGTGTCGAATACTTGCTGAAGCCGAGCCAGATTTCCGTGTCGCCTGGACGAGTCGATTCCCAAGGAGAGGACAGGGACGAATTGACGGGGGCATCTACAGGCCCCGCATCGACCGCAAAAGTATCCTTGTTGACGAGATAAATTTTATCGTCCTGCCAAACGAAGAACTGGCCATTTCCGTTGTCCAGAGCATAGGCTGGTCCGCTGGTGCTTTCCGCGACGATCTGGGAAGTCCCGAGCAGCGTCGCGTCGAGCGGAAAGAAGCCGAACCCCGATGCATAGGTCGCGATGTCGGTCGCAACGCCGCCGACCGCCCACCACTGGCCGTCCACGTCCTCGAAATACCATGCCGGATGGAACCCGACTTCCAATCCAGTAACAGCCCCGCCGCCGACATACTTGATCTGGTTCGACAGCAAGCTCGCCGTGCCGTAGAGCCCGACGTCCGTATTCCACACGCCACCGCCCATCGTGCCGGTGCCGATGACCGTCGCCGCGCCGCCCTCGCTAATCAGCGCGACATTGCCGTCATATTGTCCGGTATAGAACGATCCATCCGCATTGACGGCGATCCGCGCTGCACTGACGTTGAGCGGGCTCGATGCGATCAGCGTCCGTGAAGCAACGTCCCACACCTCGAAGCCGAACGTGGCGTGGAAAATAAGCTTGCTGAAGTCCGGCGAAAACTGCGCGGCTTCCGTGCTGAAGTCGGTGTTCAGCTGCTCGAACGGGAAGGCGTTGACCTTGTTCCTGACCACATCGACCGAGATTTGGGGAATGCGGTTGCCGGAATTCTCCAGCGGGATTTCCTGAAAGACGATGTAGGCCGATCCGCGATAGGCTGGGGTTGTGTCCGGGCCATAACGGTCCTCGCACCATGCGACGATCCGATGGTCCGGGTTCTGGGTCTCTGTCCCCTTGTAAACCCGCATGTTGACGCCCTGCGACAGCTTTTGACTGTCACTGTCGCCTTCGTTCCCGAACAGGGCCGCGAGAGAAATCGGGCCGGCGCGGGTGCGATCGAACACCTTGCGCTTGTCGAACCAGATGGCCGCGACCTCATCGATCTCCTGGTCGCACAGCAGGACAGCCCACGTTCCGTAATATTTATACTGATCGTATTTGCCGCCCTTGGTCTTCTGGGTGGTCTTGACCTCGTGGAGCTGTTCCGCCCAGATGATCTGCGGCTGAATCTTGCGCGAGCCCCAGATGCGCGGGATGACGGAGCCATAGTCCGCGAGCGATACGTTCAGATCATCGAGGCGCGGCCCTTTCAGATGCGGAGCCATCGCCATCTGAAGGCCGATCATGGCAACGTCCATGACGATCATGGCTGTGAACGGATCAGCCATTCCGCCACCTCCACACGCTATCCAGCTCGAACTTGGTCAAAAGCGCATCCACGCGGGTTTCCTTGACCCACGCCCTCGATGCGATTTGCGCATGGACCGCCCGCAAATGCCCATTCAACTCGCGGGAGACGATCGCCAGATGACATGGCTGCTTGACCGAAAGCAGAAGAACGTCACCTGGCCTGGGTTCGTCGGCACGGTCGAACAAAGCGGCCATGCCCTCCCTCAGCAAAGGCCCCGGAACACCGCCCTTCCTGCCAATGTCATAATCTATGAACGTCGCGTAGAAGCTGTCCGCCTCGGGGAAATTGAGTTCCCGAGCGACGCCCCAGACGAGCCCCTTGCAGTCGCAACCGATCTGCTTGGCAGAGGCTTGCGGGTGGAACTTGGTCCCAACCCATTCCAAAGCCTCTTTCGCGATCAATTCGTTGCGGGAAGGCTTCTTTTTGCGCGGCATCAGTTCCCGCTGCCACCCGGTATCGGCATACGAAGAACCTGATCCGAACCAGGAACTTCGGGATAGCCTCTGAAATTGATGACGTTGTTATAGGTCAGGCAGGTCGGCATGGTCGCATCATCCGACTTCCTGAGCTTGGAGCAGCCGTTCTTCAGGGTGAACGTGTCGCCGACTGCGGGAGCCTCGACCAATGGCGCAAACAGGATCAGCGTCCCCGTGCCGTCGCCGTTGTCTTCCCAATCGAGGATTTCCATCGTTGTCCCGGTGTTCGCTCCCGTGAGTCCGATGACCGTTCCCATGTTGTAGAAGTCGTCCGTCTGCGCACCGGCGTTGGTGACGGTGAACCGCATTGCATCGGTGACTGCGGTAACAGCCTCGTCAAAGGTTGTCGGGGTCGCACCGCACCGCGCATCGCCGAAGTCGGCGTCGCACTGGTTGGTGATGACCTTGCCCACCACCTGATTGTAGCGATCCGTGTCGGAACGGATTTCAAATACGAACTTGCCGCCCTCGACCCGCGCTTCCGACACGTTGCCGGCCATAATCTTGATCGCGCCGGCCGTCAGGTCTTTCCAGTTGACCTCGAACAGCCTTGCCCGCGCGCGGTTGAACCGTCCTCCGAGAATGCCGTCGAGCGAAACCGTGTCCCCGATGGGGCCGGTGACTTCGTAATTGTCCGCGTCCAAACCGCAGGATAAAGATACGTTCGAGGTGAGGATTCCCGTCCCCGCCTCGTAAGTCACCGCGCCGTCGCCGATATCGTATGGGAGCGGCTTGTCGTGATCGGTGATCCCGATGGTCGTTCCGTCGTTGAGGTCGAGCAGGAGCATCTTGCAGCGGGTATGGGAGCGTCCCGCCAGATGCTTCTGCATTGCGGAGGCGAGCGTCCTCACTCGCGCACTTCCTTGATGGTGAAGCTCTCGATCTTATGGAACGGGCCAACGGTGTTGGTGAACTGGAGGTCGGCGTCGAACCGGACCTTCACCACATCGCCAGAACGCTCGTCATTCCAGTTGAATGTGTGCGTCCCGCCTTCCGTCTCGTAGAACATCTGCTCGACGGCGGCGTGATCTGAACTCGTTAGCTGGGCGTTGTTGTAGGAGATTTCCCACGAGCGGAGCGGGGTTTCCCAGCGGCTGTTGCGCACTTCGTTCCCGCCGTCCGTGGTGACGATCTCCACGTCCCACATCAGGCTTCTGCGGGCACCGGCCTCGATGCCCGATGGGAGCGACTTGTTGATGTGCATTACGCGCCCTTCCGCGATACCGTCGCCACGGCCTCACGCACCATTCCGGCCTGCTGGAGCGCCGTCCTGCGATCCCGTCGCGGGTCGCCCGTGTTCGGGGCCATGACGCTGATGTGATAGTGGGAGTCGCCGTTGCTGTTGGCTGGAACCGAGACCTTCGGCACGCGCGGGATGACCGCCAGCGTTTCGCCGCGCGTCACCATCGCCAGGGGCTTGCCGTTGAGAGAAAGCACATTGCTGTCGCCACCGCCCATGCCGCCGAGCGTCATCGCCCCGCCGCTCGCGAACGCCGGAATCGCGCCCGCGAACACGCTCCCGCCGCCTCCAAGCAGACCAGAGCCGAGGCCGAAGTCCATTCCAGCCGCCGAGCCGAAGCTTGCTCCACCAGCAGCGAACGGCGAAGTTCCAGTCCCCAGCAGACCAGCGCCCATGCCGAAGTCCATGCCTCCGGTTCCGGTGACTGCCTGAATGGCTTTCAGGACGAGCATCTTGACGATGATCGCCGTGATCTGCGCAATCATGTCCTGCGCGACCTGACGGAAGGCATCGCCCATGCTCTGCGTGCCGGAGACGACAGCCGAGATGCCGTTGACCAACCCGTTGAGGCCTTCGACCTCGACGTTTTGCAGCGCTTCGTTGACCTGATCCGCAGTTTGCGGAATGCCGTCCAGATACGTTTGCAGCGGACCCCTGTTCTGCTGATCGATGACCCGTCCCTGTGACGCTTTCTCGGCAGGCAGGCGGTTGATTTGCTCCTGTAGCCGGGCGGCTTCGGCGACGTTGCCAGCAAGCTCCGCCTGCGCCTTCAGCGACTTTAGGTGCTCTTCCTTCTCCTGGTAAACCAGGTCGAGAATCTGCTTTTCGATGGTCTTGCGCTCGTTGGTGGTCTTGGCGAGCGATTCCTTGTTGTGCAGCAGCTCGATCGCGAACTCGTAGCTGTCCTGATCGCTCTGGTCCTGATCGCGAAGCGCGTTGATCTGCTTCTGGACTTCAATGTTGGCGATCTTCTGCGCCGCGACCTGTTCAACCTTGCCCTTGAGGATGTCAGCCTGCGCCTGGCTTAGCTTGCCTTCCTCGACATCGTTCTGGATCGCATTCTCGGCGCGCTTCGCTTCTGCCCGAACCAGTTCTTCCGCATATTCCGCCTGCCGCTGCGTATCATCGACCAGCGCCATCTGCGCTTGCAGAAGCTGGTCGTTGAGCTGGTCGGAACGCTCCTCGAAGCTGTTGTCGTTGCGGATTTGCCGCGCTTGTTCGGACTGCGCCGAACGCTCCGAAGCCGCCGCGTTGGACCGGCTTCCCTCGATGTGGAAGTGGCCTTTTTCCTTATAGACGGCAGTGAGCGAAACGCCCTGACTGCCGTAAATCTTCTTCAGCTTCTCGGGGGTGAGGCCATCGGCAAAGGCAATGTCCAGCGCCCACTTGCCGTTGATGCCCTCGTGGGCGGATGTGCCTGGACGCGCAACCGGATTGCCGGGGCGGTTGACCGAAGGATCGTTGTAGAGAGACGCCTGCTTTGCGGTCGAGCGATAAGCGCTGGTGACGGTCAGACCGGCAGACTTGGCGATCTGCGCCGCTTCGTCAAAGCCGATCTGCTTGCCAAATTCGCCAACGCCTTTCTTCGCATCACGCGCTGCCTTTGCAGCGGCATCCAGCGACTTCGCCATCGCGTTGACGCTCTTGGTGTAGGCGTCGGGGCCGATCTTGCCCTGAACCAGCGCCTGCGTGAGCGAGACGATGTTCGTCCCGACGCCCTTGATACTGGCACCGGCAGAAGCCGCTTCGTCGGAAGCCTTGCGGGCGCGCTCCAGCGCTGACTCGACAGGCGCAAGGCTGTCGGCGAGCTTCTGGTTGGTCTTGGCCGTTTCCTCGATGCGACCGCGCGCCACATCGTAAAGCTGAGTCAGTGCCGCAGACGCACTCGCAGCCGCATCCGCCATGTCGCGCGCAATCGGAATGGATGCATCGCGAATGGTGCGCTGGCTTTCGACAATGCCCGACTTGAGCTTGCCGATATCCTCATTGACCTTGGCGATCTGCCCATCAACGCGGGCAAGGGCAGCGCGGATCGCAGCCTCGTCTTCCGGCGTAATAAGCGGGTTTTCCAGCCCTGATGCAATACCGGAACGGCGCTGCTTCAGGCCCGCGAGCTGACGTTCGCGATCGGCAAGCTGGCCCTGCTGGCCCTCCAGCCGCTTCTGCGCCGCATCGAGGTTCTGGCGGTTCTGGATCGCCTCTACGCGGATCGACTGCTCGATCTCGTCGCGGAGCTTCTTCTGCGCCTCGCGAACACCATCGATCGAGTTGGCCCAAATCTTGTTCGCCCGCTCGTTGAGAGAGGCCTGGTCCGCCTCCTTCTTCATCTTGGCGACAAGATCGCTGACGCTCTCTGCGGCGTCCTTGTGTCGTGACGAGAGGAGAACCAGAAGCGAAGTAGCGACAGAAAGCGCCAATCCCCACGGACCCGCGAGGATGGACAGAAACTTGTTGGTCCCGCCGCCCATCAGCTGAAGCGTCTGGATGACCTGACCGCCCTGCTGGGCGAAGATGGTCATCGGCCTCACGCCAAGGGCGAAGCCCTGCGCCACGTCGCCGATCTGGAACGACAGCTGCTGCATTCCGGAGCGCAACTGCCCCGATGCACCGCCAACGCGCCCGAACGAACCGATCTGGCTATCCAGTTGGGATTTCAGCCCCGCCTGGACCTTGGCGAACTCCTGCGCCGATAGGGAGCCCGTTTTGTAGAGCTGGTTGGCCTTTTCCAGTTCCGTGTCGTAACGGTGCTGCGCGGCGAATAGCGGATCGATGGAGGCAAGCAGCCCCTTCGCCGCCTTGTCCCCGGCGATGAACGCCTGCGCCGAATCCTCAGCAGACTTCCCAATCCGCGAGAACGCCTTGTCCACGCGGGACAGGGACGCATCCATCGCCGTCGCGTCGTTGGCGACTTGCCGCGCGAGCGACTGGAGATTGCGCTGGGCCACGGCAACGGACGCATCCACCTGAAGGAGTAGCTGGCGGGCGTCTGTTGCCATGCGTCAGTCCTCCGAAGGGGAATTGGCTTCCTGCCAAATTTCGTAGGCAGCGAAGAACTCGTGTGGAGTGGCCCGCCAGAATTGATCGGCAGTCCAATGGAAGGCGTAAGCGGCAACGCCCATCATGCGGCGACGAGGATCGGCGTCTAAATCTCCGTCGCCTTCGCTTCCCCCGAGGCCGTATAGCCCCCGGACAGCGCGGCAGTCAGGACAACCGCGAGGCGCACGCCGATCTTCGGCTTGCCTTCCTCGAAGATCATCTTCTCCAGCTTCTCCGCCTTCGCACCGAGGTAGCTGGACTTCAGCGGATCGTCCGGGTTGGCCTTGCCGTATTCGCGCATCATCTCGGCGCAGATGATGCCCATGTCCTCATAGGTGAGGTTCTGCTGAATCGCCTGCTGGGCAAGGTGCTCGTGGTTCTTGCCCGTCAGCCGCTCGATCCGTTTGATCGCATCGAAGGAGGGACGCAAACCATATTCGCGCCCCTCCAGCGGGATGCTGATCTCGCCGCGCAGATCGACTTCCGGCGTTTCGTAAGCCAAGAGTCACCCGTTACGCGAGTTCGTCGGTGGTCGGCGCAGCGGACGCAACCAGCGTGCCGGTTACCTTCACCGCATCGTTCTGGCCCATCGAGCTGTTGAAATCCGTGACATACATCGCGCACTCGAACACCACCGTCGAGCCGGTCTTGACCTGGAAGTTCCACGGCTGCGGATCGGTCGAAAGCGCCTGCGCCTCAAGCTCGGCGTAGCCGTTGGCATCGGGCAGGTCGGGGATCAAGTTGAACGCAATCGACAGCGTTTTCAGGCCGGGGGCCTGCGTGCCGTAAGGGAAGTTGTCCTTGGTCGAGGTGTCGATCGTCTGTGCCTGGCGGCTGATCGACAAGTCCTGCTGTCCGGCAATTTCGTAGAACGCTTCGGTGCCGCCGCCGTCGCCGATGAACAGGCGGTAGCTATTGCCAAGCTTCTTGGCCATTTCACTGTCTCCATCTTTGGGAATGTGCCGCCATCACGGCGGGTTGATGTGATGGCTTGCCTCCCCCGAAGGGTTTGCCGGTGGCAACTCAGGCGGGCTGAACGATCGTCTCGAACCGTTGCGTGCCCATGTATGTCACCCCGTCCTCAAGCTCCTCGACATCCGAGGAGACGAAAACGGGATCGGAAAGAAGCGCTCCGGAAGCGGTGATCGCCTGCCCGTCCAGGGCATCGCGAACCGCCGTCTGGATTGCGAACAACTCAGTCCTCTTGGGGCCGCGATACAGCGTGACGATCTCGACCGTCGCCCGGTCCAATCCACCGGACTTGCCCCCAATCGGTTCGAACGACACGTCGCCGATGATGACCAGCGGCGGTTCGGTGTCCTCGATCACATGCTGCGTCACCGGAGCTAGATCGGTCACCGATGAAACGTTGAGCGCGTTGTAAACTGCTGTTTGCGTTGCGGTCAGGAGGTCACTCATCGCTCACTCCCGCCGCCCTTTTGAGAACCCGATCCCACAGGGCGCGGAACGGCGCGTAAAGCTGCTCGCGGCTGTAGGGGTAGATGAAGTTGCGCGGAGCCATCCCGCGAATCTTCATCAGGTAGGTTTTTCCGCCCCTGCGTCGCGCCCGGACCGTCTGCCCCCTGCGGCCCGACTGGATGATCCGTCCGTAGAACAGCTTGCGGTTGATCGGCTTGCCGATAAGCCCGGCCTGGAGCCGCAGCGACTTGGGCAGAACCTTCATCGACAGCGCGCGGTTCAGAGTTCCCGTCCGCTTGGGAACCCGCGCACTCTGCTCGGTCAGGACTTGTGCCCCCGTCTCCTGTAGGAGATTGACCATTTCCGATTTTGCCGCGTCGGGAAGCTGCTTGATGAGCTTGATGAACGCCCGGTCGCCACGAACCCGTCTAGGCACCCTGCGGAGCCTCCGTCGAAGCAATGATCGTGGTCCACTGCCGCGTTCCGGCCTTGTCCTCTGCCGACTGAACGTTGAGCTCCCGCGTGCCCCACAGGATTTGCATGGCGGGCTCGATGTCCGTCCGGTGACGAACCGTGATCTGGAACGTCGAGATGCCCTGGAGCACCTGCCCCAGAACCGCCTCGCGTCCGTTCATGCTGACAATGTTCGCCCATACTTCCGCGACCGTTGACCATGTGCGGTCGTAACCGCCCTTTCCATCCGGCGTGTTGGTCTCACGCTTGATGGTGATGCGGTCGCGGAGTTGGCCGGCGTTCATCAGGCAGCCGCAACGCCCGCTTCGTGAATCTTCACGTCGATGACGGTCGTTGACGTGGCGACGCCGATCACGGCGGTGTAATTGCCGGTCGTGAGGTCTGCGGCGGGGCAGATTCCCCCGGCAGTTGCGCTAAGGCAATAGATGCCCGAAGCCGCGACAGTCGCGCCGATGGTGATCGGGCCTGCGGTGAGCACGGCGAGCGGCTGACCGGACGCTGCGGCGTGGAGCGCGATACCGTAGGGCGAGCGAACGGCAGCGGTGCCGCTGTCGCAATCGGCCAGCTTCAGCGTGTCGGTCGCGCCGTCGTGATACACCACCTGCCCGGCGGTGATCGACGCGCCTGCGGTTCCATCGACGACGGTTGCGGTCGAACCGGCAACGACATTCGCGGCGGTAATCGTAAGGTCAGCCATGTGATTCGGGCTCCATCAAGGGATACGGCGTCTCGCGACGCGGGGGCCTTGCCGAAGGGCTTTCAGAAGCGGCGGTAATTGGCGAGCAGGGCCATCGCTCCGTCTGGCAATGCCCCGGAAGCGCGGTCGTCATACCATTGCGAAATCGTCAGGAGCATCGCGTGCTTGATCGTTGCGGGAACCGATGCGTAACCCGCCGAAGCGGTCACGGTGATCGCGTCCGCCGCACAGCGGATGGCAGGCCAGCTCTGGTTGACCTTGAGGCGGATGAGCGGTTCAAGGCCGACCAGAACGGTCTCGTAAACGTCCGTTGAAAGAGTCTGTGAATTGCCGTCCGGATCGAGATAGGTAATCCCCGAAACCGAGGCGATCGGCGCAATCGGAAGATCATAGAGATCGCACCAGTCGCGCGCCCGCAGAACTGCCGTCTGCGATACCAGCTTGGTCCCGGTATATTGCTCGACAAGTGTTCTGGCGGTCTCGATGTAATCGGTCAGCAGACCGTCATCGTCCGCTCCGTCCACGCGGCACTGAGCCTTGGCTTCGGTTAGCGTAAGCGGCTCAGAGGCCGGTTCGACGGTGACAACGACGGGAAGCCAGCTCACTTGCGCTTCCTCTTGGTGCCGCCCAACCGCCCACCCGCGTTGTTCTCAACGGGGCCGCGCGTCTCTTGCACGGTCTTGACCGCGCGCTCGACCGGAGGGGCAGCCGGAACGGCTGTGCCGTTTTCGATCATGCGAATGGCTTCCGAGTCCGAGAAGCGCTCCGTTTCCTCGTTCGCATTGACCGTGAAATCCACACCCGCGTAGCAGGTCAGCATCCGAATGCGCATCGGCGTCTCCACTATCGGGAAAGAAGAGGGCGGAGCCGAAACCCCGCCCTCAAGCCAGTTAGCTGGCCGCGCAGATCAGGTGCTTGACAGCGCCCGTCTGGAGCAGGTCGCCGTCCACGCGGACGATGCCTGCGAGGCCGATGTTCGGCCAGTAGTATTCGCGCCGGACGCCGATGACCGGCGCGCCTACCTTGCGGACAAGATATTCGCCGAAGTCGCCGAAAATGACGACCTTGGCGCTCACGCCGAGCGAAGCCATCGCCTGGTTCACCGAGTAAGGCGATCCCAGGATCGCGCCTGGAGCCCCGGTGCGGAAGTCGCCCATCTGCCACAGGTAGTTGCCGTTGCCGTCCTTCAGCTTGCGGACAGCCTTGAGGGTGCTGTCGTTGAGCATGAAGCGCGCCTTCGGGCTCACCCGGTAAGCCGGATCGACCGAGTGCTGGAGGTCGATCAGCTCGTCCGCAGTGATCGCGGCGGTGCCCGCAGCGGTGACGCCGAGCGTCGAAGCGGTGACGATGCCGTTCGGATCGCCCGTACCGTCGCCCGTGGTCAGCTCGGTATTGAGCCGGCGACCAAGGCGCTTGCCGAGCAGGTTGGCGATGAACTGCTCGAAATCGACCGCCGAGTCCTGAAGCAGTTCCATCGACACCTGAACCCACTCGGTGTCATAGGCATACGCATTCAGCGTCATCTTGGTCAGGGTCGCGTCGGAGCCGCCGTCGTCGGTCATCGCCGCCGCTTCGGTGTGCTGCGCAACCGCAACGCCCGTGTCGTCGGTCTTCGGGAAGTCGAGCGGGTTGCCCGACGCCGTGGTGATGACGGTGCAGATCGCCTCGTCATACATCGGGCCATGCATCTTCATGGTTTCGCTGATGCTGGCGACGAGTTCGGTCGGAACGGTGTAACCACCGGCACCGTTCGAGCCCGCAGTCTGCGCGCGGAACTCGGCGACACCCGCCTTGATAACCGCCCGCTCCTCAGCCGAGATTGCCTGCGGGTCGAAACCAGCGCGGGCAAGCGACAGGAACGCATCCCGATATTCCGGGGTCTTCACGTCCTCGACGCCACGCGCCTCACCGCCCTGGTCTGGACGGCGCTGCTCGCGAGCCTCGGCGGCACGCGCTTCGATCTCCGCTTGGCGCTGCTCAAGCGCGATCTTCTTCTCGATGGCATCGAACTCAGCCATGATCTTCTCATGGCGCTGTTCGAGTTCCGAGGCGCGGCTCTCGTCGGTGTTGGCCGTAATCTCGTCGAGGGCCTGACGCGCCTCGCTGACAAGCTGGCCGCGCTTGTCCTGCATCTCCGTGAGATTCATGTTCTTGCGTCTTTCTATGAGAAAGCGCCGTCATCGCGACGGTGCGGATCGCCTTTCCCAAGGGCCGGTTAGGGCTCGGCGTGAAGCCGGGATTATTCGGGCTTGATGCCCCGAAACTTTTGTTCAGCAGCTGCGCGGCGGGCAGCGATGCGTGCCTTTGCGTGTTCCGCATTACGCTCGCGAAGCTCGCGCTCAGCACTTTCGCGTGCGTCTTCCAGCGAGCGAAGGGCAATCTCCGCGCCATCATACGCGGGCGAATTGACCACAGAGACATCTTGCACGAACTCGAAATCCGTAAGGCTGCGAAGGGCGAGACCGTCACCACTATAATCCCACGTCTGACCGTCTCTCGCCGCACGGAAGGCGAAGCTCATGCCGCTCATAAGTTTGTTACGAAGTTTGGGAACGATCCTCTGCACATCGGGATCGGTTCCGTCGAGCGTAGCCTCAACCTTGAGGCCACGACTATCTTCGGATAGTGAAAGGTTGCCAGCAGACCTGCGTGCCAGCGGAAGCCCCTCGTGGTTGACGAGGAAAACGACATCATCGCCACGAGAAATTGCGCTTCGGAATGCCCCAGGCACGACTCTTTCGCGGAACAGTCCGCCGATTTCGGTTTCCTTGTTGAAAACAGCCGCATAGCCCGACACCCGGATTGTGCCGTCGTCCTGAGACCGGATTTCAAGACCGTCAGTGAGCGACCTACGCTCCATTGTCATTATTCCCCCCATCGGCGGGCGGTGGCGTTCCCGTTGGTTTCTCCCCGCTCTTTTCAAGCGGGACAGTAGCCCCTTGGATGTAGAGTTTGTCCGCAGCCGGGTTGGAATCCTCTTCCTGCCCCATGTATTTGCGGCCTTCGTTCGGCTTATAAACGGCGGCGTTGACCAAGGCGGCGACCGCATCGGCGCGCGTCTTGAAGTCGCCCCTCAGCAGCCCGTCCAGGTTGTGCTCGACGTAGCGCCCGCCGTTCCTTTGCCCGAACAGCTTGAGGTTGCATTCTTCCTCGAAAGCCTGCGCCCACTGGCCGACCAGGTGCTTGACGAAGAACAAGTCCTGCTGCTCGGAATTGGAGAACGTCCCGTTGGTCAAGTCCTGGAGGAACACGGGCGGCATGTTGTAGAGCCGCGCGATCTGCTCGACCGCGAACCGCTGCCCCTCGACCATCTGCCCCTTCTCGGGGTCGAAACCGATCTGCTTGATGTCGTATCCGGTCGGCAACGGGAAGAGCTGCTTGCCTTCCTGCTTCGCCACATCGATCAACTGCGAGATATCGTTGACCATCCGCTTCGTGACTTCAGGGCCGGAGCCCGGAGGACCGACAACCGCAAGCGGGAGAACGCCACCGCGCGCAAACACGCCGCTGCCGTAGCTGTTCATCGCCAAGGCGAGCTGGATAACCGCAGCGCCCTGCGCGACGGGGCCGTAATGGCACAATCCATCAGCCTTGAGCATGAACGGAACGTCTATGATTTCCGACGCCTGATACGTCTTTGGCCCGACCTGGTAAGTGGTTACGCCGGTCGGCGTGCGCTTGATCTTCGCCTTGTTCGGGTCGATCGGCCAGAGAGCGACGATATTGCTCCCCGAGCGCTCGATGTAGAGCAGCCCGCGCCCCCCGGTGAACACCTGCTGCCAGAAATGCTGGCGAAGCTTGAACGAGGTCCATTCCGGGTTTGGCGCTTCGTGGATCAGCGTCTCCAGCCCGCCCTTGATCCGCTCAGCCTTGTCATCGACGTTGCGGAAGGCGTGCAGAGGCAGGGCCGCCAAAGTCCGCGACAGGAACGACACCGCGGCCCATACTGCGGGAACGGTCAAAGCCGTTTCAATCGTCACCGATGGCAGCGAAACGTCACCGATCCCAAGCACGTTGAGGATATTCGAGTTCGGTCTCTCAATGCTGTCGTTCAGGCCGGGAAGCGTTGTCATCATCCGCTGCTCGGGAAGCCCGAGTGCCTTGCGCAGTGACCAGCGCATCAAGCGGCCTTCACCAGCGAAAAGTTCGGATCATCCCACGGGGAGACGGGAACGACTTCCTGCATCATCGCCTCCACCCCTTCCGCCATTGCCAATGCAACCAGTCCGTCAATCCGGCCCGTCGCTTTCGCCTTGTCGAGCTTCCTGTTTCCGGCTGGGTCTGAAACCGCCACCGCATTTGCCGCGCACATCGCCAGCACCGGATGCCCGCCGTGCCGAACGCATTCCTTCAGCAAGTCAGCCTCCAGCGCATCCAACGCAGGGCTCATGCTCATGTAACCCTGCCCGAACGGCTCCAGCGGCAGCTCGACGCCTTGCCGCGCAAGCGCCTGCTGCATCCGGTCCATCCGCCAGCGGTCGAACCCTATCTTGGCGATCGATAGACCGGAGCAGATGTCCCCAATGTCCCGCGCCACGTAATCGTAATCGATGACCTTGCCGGGCGTAGTGCGTAAAAGCCCGTCCCGAACCCAAACGTCGTAAGGAGCCTTGTCCCTTCGGCTTGCCTCGGAGACAGAATCGAGCGGCATCCAGAAGAACGGTCGAACGTGAACCATGCCGTTTTTACGACATGTGAGAACAAGCGCTGTAAGGTCAGTTGTCGCAGAGAGGTCGAGCCCGCCATAGACCACTCCATCAAGCTCTCCGGGCGCACCGTTGCCGGCCTTCCACACGCCCGGAGACACGAACGCAGCGACCATGTTGACGCGCTGATTGAGCGTCAGGACGCGGAACGTATTCTCCGCGCTCGGCATTCGCTTTGCCTGCGCCGCCTGCTCCTCAACGTCCCTGCGCGACCGAAACAGTCCCAATGCAGGGTTCGCAGCCTTCCACGCTTCCTCATCGTCCAGCGCGCAATCGTCAGGAGCCGCATAAACGTGACTGACGATGCTTGGGTCTCCCGACCGCTCGGCGTCGTCCAGCCAGATCGAAAACAGGTCCGCGTCGGTCGGAGCCTGCGTCGAGATCGCAATCAGCAGGGGCTTGTCGTGCGCGCCCTGCGACGTTGTAATCGCGTCGATGAAATCGTCCTGCGGGCCTTTGACCTGCCCGACTTCATCGAGGATCGCCAGGACCGGGCTCAGGCCGTGGGCCGTCGTCCCGTCCGCCGCCAGAGCCTTGTATTCCGTGTTCATCGGAAGGCCGATCAGGCGCTTGCCCGATGGCACGATCCGCACCAGCTTCCGCAGCTCAAGCGAAAGCTCGATCATCTTGCTTGCCAGCGCGAACACAAGCGCCGCCTGATCCCTTGACCGAGCGCCCGAAACCAGCTGCGAGTTCAACACCGCTTCCGGCCCGACCAAATGGGCCAGGAGCAGGCAGGCGATCAGAGCCGACTTGCCGTTCTTTCGTGCAATCGCGAGGTATGCCCGCCGCGTTCCAGCAGGGTTGTCGTATATCTCGCGAATGAACCGCTGCTGGAACTCGGCAAGCTGGATCGGCTGTCCGACCTTCGCTCCCTCGGGTATCCTGCAGTATCGGTGAATGAAGGCGATTACCTTCTCGCCACGAGTCATCAGTGCGGACGGGCTAGAAGCTCGTCATCCAGTTGCGTTTCGAGCGCCCTCCCCATGTCGCGCCGCTTCGCATCATTGCGCGAATCTCCACTTCGCGCGCGGGCGTGAAGGGCGAGGGAGCGGCGCAGGCTCAAAATGTCCCCCGTGAGAGACTTGACCGCGCGGGCACGCGGATTCTCAACGCTCGTGCCGTTCTCCCTTACGGAGATATACCCTTCCGTCCGGAGGGTTTGCTGCTCCCTCGCCAAATCTGCCATCGTGCGAGCAAGCATCGCCGCCAGCTCAAGCTGGTGCTCGGTCCATTCGGCGCGGGCGAACTCGGCAACCACGTTGCGCCAGTGCGGCCAGTCGCAATCGTCCAGAACCATATGATCCGGCGGCTGCAAATCGATCGCCGCAGCCTGGATAATGCGAACGGCCTCAGATGGACTGGTAATCGGAGAACGCTTTCCCATGCCTCACCTGACGAAATTGGGTTTGGTTATTTTTTTCGACTGCGCAACCGCTGTCCGGCATGGTCATGTTAGAGATTTGACCCGCCCCTCCCCTCATCGAAGAGGTTAAGCCGCTTACCGCTGTAGTCTGTCACGATGAAGCAGTGGCGAGCGATCCAGCATGATGCGGCCTGAATGTCTTTGATAATACCTATTCTGCCGAGCACGACTATCGCTAGAGCGGCGGGGTAGAAGTACCAGCGCTTGCGGATGCTAATGCTGAGAGTCAGGCTATCGGCCATCCATCCGCTCCGATCTCTGGCTTGATCCTGTATCCCAAGTCCTTTGCCGTCTTTGCCTCGTGGTGAGTGCGGCATAGTCCCTGCGTGTTGTCGTCCGTGTCGGTTCCACCTTTGCTGAGCGGGATGATGTGGTCGATCTGGTGTGTGGCGCTGACTATGCCTTGGGCCAGGCACTCTGCGCACAGTGGGTTCAGTGCCCGTCTGCGCTCTAGCACTTGCTGTCCTCTGCGGCCCTGGATGCGTCCGTGGTTGTTGCGCTTCACCACTTGAGCCTGTCCCTGTCATTGTCAGGCGGCATAGGCTCGATCGGCTCAAGGTGGTGAGCCCATAGCCGTGCGGCCCAGCCGGCAGCTCCGTATGTCTCGCATAGGGGAGACATCCACCATGAACGGTATCGCATGGGAGGCCGCCACCAGATCAACGGCACCTCCACAATTCATGGAACCCGTTGGAGTCACAGGGGTTATGTCAGCAGTAGGCGGAGGGGAATCTCACCAGAACCTTCCGCGTGCCGAGTGAATTGGATCGCCGTGAGTAGGTTCGGTGCTGGCTTGCGTCCCCCGCCCCAGCTTTACGAACACGAAAGCGGCGATTTCCCTATTGATCTCCCCGACACAGCCAGAGCCTGCGCCCAGTGTCCGTGTCTGTGCTTGCGCGCGGATGGTGGTCGGGGAGTCTGCACGCCTCTGTTGCTGCTGTGTTCCGGCGGCGCAGATACGAAAACGGCCCGCCGAGGCGAGCCGCTGGAGCTTGGTCGCACCAAGCCTAAATACCATTTCCTGCGCATTGTCGCATAAGTCTAGGCCGCTGTCAATAGCCGTTGCGGCTCCGCAGCGTCAACGCGCATTTCCTCCGTAAGTTCCAATATCGCAAGTGGTGGAATTGCGAGCGATTTCAGCCTGACGTGCGCAGCTTTGGGTGGCGTTTGCACGATCATCCCTCGGTCATGATTGCATCTCGCGTGCGCCAGCCTCAGATTGTGCAGATGGTCAGTGCCGCCGCGACCCTTGGGACTAATGAGAGTATTCAGGATGCGCGGGCACGGTCCCGTGCAATTCCTCTTCTCCGACGTTCACGTCGATAACATCACCTAAAGGGCTCGGGCCTACGGCCCTTACCTCCTCCGGCGTAAGCCGCTGGGCAATCGCCTCCGCAGCTAACCGGCTCTGCCGACGCGCCTCGGCGCGGGCGGTGGTCACATGAACAACAGTGTATGCTACGGCTAGGACTGCCGCCCCAAGGCCTAAAACGAATAGAAACCAAACGTTCTGCACTCAGTCCTCCGACTGAATTTGGCCCCTGATATGCCACGCCATCCAAAAGAGCGCGAGCCCCAATAGAGCGCCGACAACTGTTAACAGGGCCGTAACGGGTTCTATGTGGCCAGTTCGAAGATCGTCATAAACAAGCTTCGTGCAGGCAACCAAGAGCCCCATCCCAGCGGTGTCACAAAGCCCAGCGATGGCTTTGAACCGCTCATTGTCTCTTACGGTCTCAATATCCTTGGCCATGACGGCGATTATTAGCGCAGTTGGAATAGCGCCGTTAGTTTCTGAAATGCCGAATCGCTGGGGTGGGTTTTATGTGGTGGGCTTGGACGCTGTTGGCGGCCTACTTTTTCGGCTTGGGCTGGGACTTCTTCCCGGTCTTCATCTGGTCATGCGGCTTGGGCTTCGTGTTCAGCATCCGCCGCAGCACGTCATCCTCTCGCTTTTGATCGGCTTCTGTCATGGCCTCACCGTATCATGTTTGAACAAGCGAAGCTCAAGCTGGATTGGGCCCAGCACATGCTGAAAGAGCTAGACGGAGGACTCAAGCACTTCGTGTCGGAACAGCGCTGTGAAGTGCGCGCCGAGCACAACGCCGAAACGAAGGAACTTCGGCTGCGCATTGACGGCGACTTCGCCCCTATTTGGCCTTCGCTGATCCTGCTCGCGGGCACCTGTGCTCAGACGGTCAATTCCAGCCTGGATTACGTCGCCAGTGAGATCGTGAACGCCGCCCGAGGCACTGACCGACGCATCGTCTTTCCGATGGACGTTGATCGTAACCAGCTTGAAGCATCCAAATCCCTCGACACATTGCGCAAGATCAGGGCCGATCTCGCCGCGCACATCCTTGACGAGATAAAGCCGACCCAGATGAACAACTTCCCGCTGTGGGGAATCAGGAGTCTCGCAAACACGGACAAGCACCGGAACCTCGTCTTTGCCCTCCACAACCAAGGGTTCGAACTCGGCTGGGTAAAAACGCCCGGGGTCGAGATGATGGACTTGCGCTTCACCGCGCCCGCCGGGACTCATAACGACGGCTGCTTCACGATCCCCGATGTTGAAGAATACCGCGATGCCAAGCCGATTATCCAAATAAGCTTCGCCGAACCCGACCTCCGTCACCCCAATCGCTTTTACCGATTGGAGGCTCTCGAATTTCTCTCCAATGGCCTTAATGCGGCGGCGGAAGCGATCCGTTCTATCGAGCAATTCCTCACGCCCGAGACCGGCGAGGAAGCTGAGACCGTCTGAAACAGACTTCGGCAATTACCCTCCAAGCGTCCGCCTGAAGGGCAATCACACACTTTCAAAAGCACCGGCCTGTCACCGCGTAGATTAGAGCCGAATCAATGTGCTTTCTCAAGTATATAATTGCCCCGAAGCGAGCCGCTGCGTGACGAACGCAATTCCTAGATTTAGCGTATGGTATGCGATAATTCGGCCCGCGTCAAGTGGGTCGCGGGACCAACGAACGATTATTGTTCAGGTTCCCTACTCAACCAGCATCGTGACATTCGGCGCGATCGGGTGCTTGCCAGCAGGAGGCGTGAACTCCATCCTGTAGAACATGCCCGCAAGCTCATGGTCGAGCGTCTGCTCGGCTCGGCGGCGCAGATCGTGCATGTCGGTTCCCATCATCCACCCGACGATCTCACCCTGCTCGTTTTGCTTCACTACACAAATCATGCCACAAGCCTCCTCTCATACCGTCCCGGCAAGCTCGCATCGTATAGACAGAACAGCCCACGGATCGCAGCTGCCAGCAGCGCATGGTCATTGGCATCGGGAAACCGAACCACCTTCACCGGGCGCTTGCGTTCGATCAGTGCGACACCCACCAGCGACCGCACCCACGGGGCCTCTTCTTCACCGCATGGCCATGAGCCCACAACCGGATCGATCAGCAGACTCATCAGGGCAGATCGCTCGAATCCTCGCAGTGCATCGTCCATCCGGTCGAGCCGTTCGTTATGACGCGGTTCCCGTTCACGGGCCTTGTCCATCCGCTCGTAACCGCCGCCCTTGAACCCCTGCCTGCGGAGAAGGGACACGAACCAGTCGCGCCATTCGCGGCCGATGTTGCGAAGCTCCAATCCGTCGATCGGGTGCCCGTCCAATAATCCCAGAGCGTGGAACTGACCGATCCCGTCGCATACGTCCTGGTCGATCTCGCCGGCCCGTCCGTCCGGTCCCTTGGTGGGGGAAACGAACGAAAACAGGTTCCTGCGCTCGATGATGTGCATCGGAGGAGGGGTGAACTTGCCAGGCGGGATCAGGCGGCCGGAATTGTCCCGAGGTCCGTTCTTCCTTGGCCTTCCACGCTTCTTCGCCATTTACACCCTCCCACCCTCTTGGCTATGCTGCTGACACGTCCACCAACTTGCCGTTTCGCATTTCGAGAAACCCGACGCGCAAGCCCACGTCGCGCATCCACTTCGGCATCCGATCAATCTCGGATTGCGTGAGCGGCGGTCCAGGCTTGCGCTCTGGCGGCGGTGGCAACGGTGGCCCGCCGATCGCTGTCGGTGCGGGCCGCGATGCCTTGCGCCGCTCAGACACTAGCCGAGCGATCTCGGGAACGATCTGGTTGTGCCGAGTGACCGTGCGCCGGACTTCCGCGCTCACATGGCGAACCTCGTCGGCGCGAATGTCGTCCAGTGCATCCACGGCGGCACGCAGCCACATTTCCTGCTGCTCCGTCGTCATGGATGACGGGGCGACCAGGGCCAGCATTTTCGCCAGCTCAATGGTGAGCGGACCCTGACCCGAGTATCCTGCCGACTGCTTCTCCGAGTGGATTGGTGTTAGGTCGTTCATGGCGTTGGTCCCTTGGATCGTAAATCGCGCCCCATCCCTTTGCGGTGCACAGCTCGATCAGCCGCGGCGGCGGAATCCCCGTCTGGTTGGAGACGCGGGCAAGGTCGTCGTTGAAGGCTTTCCAGGCGGTCGGCGTGTTGGACAGCCGTTTGCGCTTCCGATTGGCGAGCAGATCGGTCCAAACCTGAAGGCTAACCCCAACCGGCAAAGCCCATGCGCGCGGTGAGGAACCTTTAGGTTCCGATACTTCTGTCTTTGTCTCTGTTTCTGTCTCTGGTGAGTTACGGCAACGGTCTTGTAACGTTACATCGGCGTTACACACTATTTGCTCACCGTTACCTCCAACTCTTTCTTCGCGTTTCCGCTCACGATGCGCAGCGACACGCGCGTTGGATCGGTCAGATTGAAACTGACGGTTGCCCCACTTGACCACGCGAGAGTCAGCCACGCGCCCGGCATCGGACAGCGCACACAAAATAGCGTCCACGTCAGATTGATCCGCTCTAAGAAAGTAAGCGACTTCGGCGGCGTCCAAGTCGTAGCGTCCATCTTCGTCGATCTCCGCAGCGCTTTCCAAAATTGCGCCCCAGACCCAGACGACGCGCTCAATCGTCTGTTTGGAACGAATAGCCACGCGAACAAGCTTGTCGTCGCGCATCATGCCCGCGTAATGGCGAAACCATCTGCTCATGAGACGGTTTTACTATGCGGTAATCCCCACACCAAAACATGAGCCTGTGGATTCGGGGGAAAAGTCATGCGGCCACAAGTCCCGCACTTTGAATGGCAGCCAGGAGCATCTTCGAGCCGTTGCGGGCGCGATCCCGCCAATCTCCCATAGCTGGCGTTTCGTCGTGCTTCGGCGGCGTGCGGATAGCGATCGGGCGCGAGTTCGCAGCGTTGGAACGGCGTTCCAGCTCCGCTATGAGGTCGGCGTCGTCGAAGCGGGCAAGGCTTGGCAGAACTTCAGCATCATTCACCGCGACGATACTGCGGTGCTTGCCGGGAATACGCCGAATGAACCCGCGTTCCTCTAACCGTTCCAGCATGACAAAGACGCTGCCGACGCTCTTGGTTCCGACAGCCGCGCACATCTCGACATAGCTCGGCGAGCTGTCGCACGATGCGATGAAGCGCCACAGTTTCTCTTGCTTTGGCGTGAGCGGTAGAGTGGCCATTATTCTTCAATCTCCTCTGCTGTAATGCCGGGAGGCGCTTGTGCCGCGACTTCCTCGGGAAGCCGCCGACTGCCGTTTTGCTGAATCTTGAACTCCACCAGCAGCTCGTCTGCGCTGGTCCATTGGTTGTGACGGGCCAGGACTTCGAGGTTGAGGTTGGTGGGCGTGTTGCCGTGCTTCAGCAGCGTGGCGACGAAGTTTTGGAGGCGCGTTGCGCGCGGATGCGGGAGCTGGTCGGTCTGGGCCATCTATGCGGCCTCTCGACTGGATTTGGGCGATGCCTTCGGCCCGCTCTGCCGTCCTTCGGACTGAGCCAAATCTTCGTTTGTCTCAGCGCTTCGCGCGGCTGCCGCTATCGCAAAGACAACCCGCGCATCCTTGACCGGCTCGGCAAAGTGGTAGCTCGGCAGGAAGCGTCGGTCGTTGACCTTCAATGCGTCCGCAATGCCGTCGAAATACGGCTTGCAGCGGTTCGGGTAGTTTGTCCTGTCCCCGCGCCTGTCAGGCGGGTAGAACGTCACCACCATGCGTATATCGCCGCCGTCCGGAACCGAGGCCCCCGCCGCCAGCGTGGCGAGCCGCGCCCATTCGCGGTGCTTCTTCTTGACGGGCTGGAGCTTGCGCCAGTGTGCGTTGTGGTGACCGCTCAACGATGCGGGCGGGAAGGGCAGCACGATATCGGTCATGCGGCTTCCCCGAGCAGGTTCCGATTGTGCGGCCGGTTGATCCATAGCACTTCGGTTCGCGCCCGTGCGCCGTCTGCAAGGTGCTTACGTTCGACGCGGCACCAATCGCTCAGCGCCTCGTCATAGAGCGGATGCGGATAGCCTGAGAGGATAACCGTGCCGGCGAGACTGCGCAGGAATTGCAGAAGCTCTGCGTGCTCGTCGTCACTCAACTCGACCGCATAATCCTTGCCCGTGTCCGAGCGCGTCGAGAGGACGTAGGGCGGATCTACGTAGTGCAGCGTCTCTGGTGTATCATGTGCCGCTATTGTCGCTTTGGCATCGCGGTTCTCAATGACAACGCCGGAGAGCCTGTCGATGATTTGTGCTAGAGCATCCGGGTAGTTTGACCAGTCGTGTGCCGGCGTCGTTCCGGAGCGGTTGCTATTGGCGCGGAATCCGGTGGATCTGTTGTGCCCGTTGCTGCCGAAGCCCATGAACGAACGGACGATTAGGCGGCGCGCACTCTCTACCGGATCGTTACACTCGCCATACGCTTCCATGAACTCGTCGCGAGCGAACGGCGTTAGGCGCACCTTTTCGACAAGTTCGTGTGCGCGGTCTGAGCGCAGCACACGGAACAGGTTAACTACAGCCCCGTCGAGATCGTTATAGACTTCGGCGTAGGCGCGAGGCTTACGGATTAGGATGGATCCTGCGCCGCCGAACGGTTCGACATAGATCCTGTGCGGCGGGAAAAATCCCATGACCCACGGCGCGAGGTTCCATTTGCCGCCGTGCCACCGCAGAAGCGGTCGGCGTGGTTGCCCGCGCAATGGGACACCCACCGAAGGCGGAGACAACGAAGATTGGCTCCGTTCATGGGTGGCCCGGTTCCGCGAAGCGGAATGCGCCCTGTCCGGTGATTGTGAGTCCCCCACCATGACGGCTAACTCTTCTGGGCGATTGCGCTATGGGTCATGCCGCGAGCCTTTCCGCACGAATGGCTTCCACCATCGCGATCCGCTCGCCGATCCAGCGCATGACCGGGACTGCCATCGAATTGCCGAGCGCTTTGTATCGCGGCCCATTTGCTGCCGGCTTTCCGCGATAGGGAATGAGGGTGTAATCGTCGGGGAAGCCTTGGAGACGTTCGCACTCACGAGGGGTGAGACGACGCACGGCAGACGCTTGGCGGATTGCAGGATAGCCTTGACCCGGTTTCCCGCCGCCCTTGTTCAGCGCCTGCACCGTGTCCGTTTCCCAGACTTGCGCTTGTTGGTTCTCCATGAACGCCACTGCCGGCATCACCCCTGCGTTCGCATGGCTTCCCGAATGTCCTCCCGCCCTCAGTGTCGGGGATATGTCGGAAGCGTCGCCGCCGTGGTCCTTTGCGGTGAAGCAGATTGCGTGCTGGTCGCGGGCGGTGAGCGAATACATCGTGCCGTCCGTGTTGACGCCGATGCCATTCTGCTTCTTCTCGCGCGGCGTGTTGACCGATTGCAGCGCCACAGGCACCAGCGGCGTTCCGCGCCCCGTCCCGTCCTCGGATGCGTCGAAGCCCTCGGCGCGGAGGGAATGGGCGACGATATCGGAGACGCCTTTGTAATCGCGGGCGCTGACCGTCGAAGCTACCGGAGCCGTTCCATATTCGCCGCTCGACTGCCGATCGAATGTCTGGATCAGCCCTCCGTCGCAGTCGAAGTCTGTTCCGAGGCCACCGCCAGCAGTGCTGCGGCTAGGGATGGTGGGAGATGTTTGCCCATTTTCTCTGCGCGGCGCAGGATGCCCCGACAGGCTGTGGCGCTCAAATAAAACCGCCGCGGCACGTCGCCAGTCTCCAAGATGTCCAACAAGGATGACGCGACGGCGTCGCTGTGGAACTCCGAAGAACTGAGCGTCAAGAACTCGGTAGGCGAACCCATACCCGAGTTGCGCCAGCCCTCCGAGGAAGGCTCCAAAAGCCCTTCCTCCGTCAATCGACAGGACACCGGGCACGTTCTCCCAAGCCAGCCAGCGGGGCCGTTTGCGATCAGCAAGGCGGACGTATTCAAGCGTGAGGTTGCCACGCTCGTCATCCAGTCCTTTTCTAAGGCCTGCAACGCTAAATGACTGACAGGGGGTGCCTCCGACAAGAAGGTCAATTGGGCCATACTCATCGGCTCCGATGGTGGTGAAGTCGCCGTGCAGCGGGGTGTCGGGATAGTGGTGCTTCAGGATCGCGCGCGGAAACGCCTCGATCTCACTGAACGCGGCGGCTTCCCATCCGAGCGGGTGCCACGCGACCGTCGCCGCTTCGATGCCGGAGCAGACGGAGAGATACCTCACAGGAATCTCTCCACCGCCATCTTCATCAAATAAGGCGATTGCAGAAGGACAGAGACATACAGCGCCCCAAGCGCGAAGAAGAACAGATCCCGAGGAACACGGCAGACCTGGTGGAAATACCAGCGACCGAAGGATGCGATGATGCGGACGGCGCGGGTCATGCCGTTTCTCCCGTCAGTCTGCGGGCAAGCTCGATGATCTCCGCGCCGATCTTCTCCGGCGAGCAGCCTTTGAACTCGGACGCATACATGTTGATCTCGGCCAGGATGCCCGTGAGAAACCGCGGCCCGAGAACCGACGCGATCGACAGCAGATCACACAGCGGGATCGCCGCCATTTCCGTGTGACTGCGGTAGGATTCGATCAGTCGCTCGGGAACTCCGGAGAGCTTTTCCAGCTGTTCATTTGTGACCTTCTGGAGCCGCATTTCCCGGCCAAGCGCGCGGGCCGTAATGGTGTTCGTATGTTCACGGGAAAAGAGCCGTTCATTTCCCGTTTCGCTGGGGCGGGTAGCCATCTAAAAGCCGCTCCCGTCATGAGTGCGAAACATGACTTGTGCGAGCCGGTCGCTGCGTTCCTTGCGCCTCCCCCCCGCGGTACTCGTGGTGACCGGCAAGCCCCCACACATCTGAGGAAGACACAGCAGGAAGGTGAACCCGCCAGCAATCGCGGCTGCGTAAATCGTGACGGCGATGATTTCCCCCGCGTTCACGGCTACAGGTCCGTGCGGGTGAGTGGACGGAGCGCAGGGGCATGTGTCGCCCCGTCCACCATTGGCGCAGGGGAATCAGGGGCAACCCTGCGCATTAAGCTGCCATGCCGAAAAAGTCGTTGGCCGTGACGCGCGAGGCAGTCGCCAGCGCGATCCGCCGCATCACGTCCGGTTCGGGGATACGGCCTTTAAGATACCGCTGCACCGCCTGGCGGCTCACGCCGATTTTCTTGGCGAATTGAGAGCCGCTGAGCTGTGCTTCATCAAGGTAGTCAGCAAGGGTCACAGCGACACCGTAGCGGGGTCGCATGGGTGTGTCAAGCGACACCGCTTATGCTAGTAGCGCAAAAATGTTATCGTAGGCATTCCTATGGCGTGCTTACGTTGCGGATACAGGAAAACATAAAAACGCTTCGTGAGAAGCGGGGCTGGTCGCGTTCGCAGCTGGGGCAAATGCTGTCCCCGCAAACCTCGCGCCAGCAGATCGAAAAGCTCGAAAAAGGGGAGCGCCCACTAACCGTCGATTGGATTGAGCGGATAGCAATAGCGCTCGAAGTCGATCCCGCCGCTTTGGTGGCCGGCGAGTCAGGCGAGTTTATTCTGACTGAACAAGTCGCAGACGAGGTTGCCCGCTCGCTCGCTCGCGTAGCATTGCGAGGCGCTGAGCCCGATCGCGCGACGGTCCAAGTTCTCTCTGTAATGTTGACAGAGCTGTTCGATATGTTCGCAAGGCATCCAGCAACGCGAACCGATCTTCAGGCGCTGCGGCCTGCAATTGACTTTCTAGCGCGGCAACACGGGCGGCAATAACCTCCGTGCACCGCTGCCGCCACTCGTCGGCGGCAGTCTCCGCCTCAAAACGCAACAAGGCTTCCACACCACTACCCCTCCCCTGGATGACCCGAGCATCCAGATAGTTCACGCGCACGAGCCTTTCGGCAAGCTTAATCGGGGTTAGGTGCATAGCCATTAACGCGACTCCCTGTTCTCCTTATGTTCTTTTGCCACACGCGCTGGCCTGTAGGAAAGTGCGCGTCCACAAACATAACGCATGAAGACCCAACTTTTTTTCATCGACACCGAATAGGGGCTTGACGCTGACACCGGAGCGGTGCTAGTCAGGGCTCAACCGAATGGAGGTTGAGCAATGGCTACCGGCTTCACGATTGCAGAGCGGCGTTTTGTAGTTCGCTACACGCCAGCGGCGAAGGTGCTTGCGGCCGCCCGGAAGAACGGATGGACGCCCGAGAGTGGCGAAAGTCTGCTTGATGCGGTCGGCGACCACTTCTCGTTCGAAGAAACAGACTCCGTTCATGCGAGCGTTGAGAACGCGGTCAAGCGCGCCCAGGAGCTAATCCACAAGGGGCGCGACCTCTTCGGCCAAACTTCCGTGCACGAAGAAGAGTACCGCCTCATCGTTCCTGAGGACAACTACTCAGACTGGGAGATCGTTACCCGCCATAACGTCGATGAAACGGGCGTCATTGAGTCCATCCGCGAGGAGTGTGACGCATGACCGGCAGCGACTTCCTCATAATTGTTCGGGTGCTGACGGAGTTGCATTTGGCCAACCCCAAGAAGGCCGAAAACCTTTGCGCGGAACTCGACCCCACAGGGCGCTTGATGGCTGAGGTCAGGGCGAGCGTCGATGCGCGGGTGGATCACAACCGCAAGCGTCTCGCGGAGAAGTCCGCATGAACGCCCTCTATCTCCTGATCCTTATTCTGCTGATCGCGGGAGTGTGTCTGATGAGGGGGTTCGCATGAGCAAGGATATTGGGCGTTCCCCTGCTGCGCAGGGTCGGGCTGCTGCCGCTGACGCGGTGGAACCGGTTCCCGTCTCCAGCAAAGCCAGCATCCCTAACGCAGAAGAACGACTCTTGCGTGTGCAGACCGCGTTGGAGCGGCGCGTTGCCACTTACTTGCTGAAGCAGCGCCTATCAGACCCACTAGGGGATGACGACTGCAACAAGCACGAGCGCTACGCCTTCGCGGTCGAATGCTTCGAGGTGTTCGCGCAAGAGGCTGGCTTGGAGATTCCGCCGTTAATCTACCACCACTCCGAGGAGACAGGGGCATGAGCGCGTCACTACCCTGCGTGGTTTGCGAGCGGGAGCTTGAGGACGCAATGCCGGGGACGCGGGACAATCACCCCGACGACGGCTGCGCAGCCATAGTTTACGGCAACTATGGTTCAACCGTCTTTGACCCGCTGAACGGCTCCTATCTGGAACTCAACATCTGCGACGGTTGCTTGGTTGGCGCGGCGTTGAAAGGTCGCGTTCTCTATCATGCCGGGCGCGTCAGGCCACATTTACGCAACCCAACGCCGTGGCAACCGCCCGCGTCAGCGATCGAAGCGCGAAACGATGTGACCGGAACGGACGCAGCCGAAGGCGAGAGCGCGACCCCGCAGGGGGACGCCCAATGAACGCGGTCAACGACAACACCATCCCCGACGACAAAGGCATGTCCCTCTATTTCGAGGAAGTCCGCGCAACGCTGCTCCTATGGCTTGCCTACACCTGCGTGGGGTTTGCGATTGTGCTGTTGTGCTTCTTTGCGGTGGCGGGGGTGAGGCCGTGACTGGGCGCTCCGCTTCGCGGACGGGCTCTCGTCCTACGGATGAAGCCGCAATCTCCGTTGCGTCTTCACCAAAGGCTTCGATCCCTAGCGCGTTCGACGACGCGATACTCGAAACGGTGGGTTACGCAATCTCCGCCAGCATGTGGGGCAACGCGCAAGCCAAAACATTCTTCGAAATCAAGACGCGCAACGTCCATTACGGACTGGCGATCAACGCTGCCCGCGATGCTCTAGTCGCATACACCAAAGCGCGCGGAGAAGCGGCATGAGCATGGACATCCACGAATGCTCCCGCTGCCTCCGTGTCCTCCACACCTACTCCGGAGAGCATCTGTGCAAGACGTGCGCGGAGCTGACGGAACGCAGCACTTACGATCCCTGGTGGGGCAACCACAAGGCGCATCCCGACGCGGAGCTGGAACGGCGCGTCCGCGAGATCAACGAGCGCGACCTCAAGTTCATCATCGAACAGCAGAAGCCTCGGAGGGCAGCATAATGTGTGACCCAACCAAATCCGCATGGGGAATGGACGCCCTGATCGACCTCGAACTGGAGCGCGCATTCGCGATGTCTCGGGTGTGGGATGAAGCCGCGGATGCACTGAAGCGCGCCATCAACACCGGATCGGATGAAGGTCTGGACGAGTGCGACCGTGCGCTCGCGAGGTTCTGGGAATTGAACAACAGGGAGGCGGGTGTCGCTAATAACGCGCCGGCCGCACATTCACGATGAACGCGCCACACAAGAAACCGCAGGCCGCAGAGACGGTCGAGGACGTGCTCAACGATATGGATGCACGGCAGGCCAAGCTGTCCGCATCGCTCGTCAAGGCACTAGCCGAGATCGAGGGTGCGGCCAAGGACAAGGTGAACCCGCATTTCAAGTCGAAGTATGCGGACATCGCTTCCGTGATCGATGCGATCAAGCCGGTGCTCGCGAAATACGAGTTGGGCTTCACGCAACATTCGCAGCCGAGCGAAGACGGCGTGATCGTGGAGACGGTGCTTCACCATGCATCGGGCGACAAGCTCAGCATGGGGGCGCTCTACGTCCCCGCGAACAAGCGCGACGCACAGGGTTTCGGATCGGCGCTGACTTATGCGCGGCGCTATGCGCTGATGACCGCGTTCGGCGTGCCGGCGGAAGATGACGACGGCAACGCCGCTGCGGCGAGTTCACGCTCAAACCCTACCACGGGTGAGACGCCACCCGCCAAACGCGTCAAGCTCGACGGCCCCTATACCTGCCCGACGCAGCTGATGACCGCTGCCCGCGAGTTCGTCCGCACGCTCGAAAGCATGGGCGACCTGGACGAGTTCATCGCGTGGTCGGAAACCAAGGACTATCGCGAGTTCTGCGAGCAGCTGGCGCGGGACATGCCCGCATGGTGGGCGACCGGCGAGAACATGCCGGAAGAGTTCGTGCCGCTCGAAATCCGCATCCGCCAGAAGCGCGATGATCTGGAGCGGGCCGAAGGGATCAAGGTGCGCGCATGACCCTTCGCGAGCGTGCCAGGATTGCCACCGCAGTCCGCCAGAGGATTGCCGAGGAACGCGCCGAGCGGCTGCGCGAGGCATTGGAGCGCGACGACTGCATCAAGCGCGCCGCACATGCTGCGGGACTGCCGTATCGCACCGCTTGCCGGTATCGGCGGGAGAGGATCGGAGCGTGAGCTTGCCACCCCGCATCCCCAAGCGCCAGAAGCGCGCCTCCCGCTGGCGCAGTCAGGCACACTGCAATTTCGTGCGGCAACATTCGTGCGCGAACTGCGGGAGCACGGTGAACATTGAGGTCGCCCATGTGCGGCTCGGATCGGGCGCGGGGATCGGAACCAAGCCGGACGACTTTCGCACAGTTTCGCTCTGCGGGGGTGTGGAGGGCTGCCACGCTAAGCAGCATCGCGTCGGCGAGCGCACCTTCTGGAAGGGCCGGAACGTCGAGGAGATCATCGAGGCGTTCTGCAAGGCGAGTCCGCGGCGTCACGAGATCGAGCAGGTGAAGAGGGAGCGCGGACTGTGAGCTACCGTCTCGTCCTGAATAGCGACTTTGCTCGCAAGCGCGCCGCAACTGCGATCCTTCAGGCACCGGACGGCTATATCTGCCGTGTCGAGGAGCCGAAGCGAACGATCGACCAGAACAGCCGCCTTTGGGCCATGCTCTCCGATGTCGCGATGAGCAAGCCAATGGGCCGGATGCACACGCCAGAGGAATGGAAATGCATATTTATGGCGGCGTGCGGTTGGGAGGTCGCGTTTCTTCCCGGACTGGATGGGCGGTTTCTGCCCTACGGCTACCGCTCATCGAAGCTCACCAAGAAGCAGATGACCGATCTTCAGGACTTCATCCAGGCATGGGGTGACGAGAACGGAGTCCGCTGGTCGATACAGGAGGCAGCATGAAGAACGACTATACCTCCGGCGTGTGGAGTGTGACTATCGTTCGCGGGTCATACAAACAGCCCTATCTAATCGAAACTGACAGCGGCAAGGTTGTCGCGCATTGTGTCGGAAATCAACTGGAGCCAGACGCTACCAGCATCAAAGAAGCCCGTGCGAACTCAGCGCTAATCGCTGCTGCGCCCGATATGTATCGAGCCCTCGCCGCCGTGTTGTCCAGTGTCAAACTCGAGAGCGGCGTCGGCGAGTTAGTTGCTGCCGCACTAAAGAAAGCGGAGAGTCGTCGATGAGGCTATTCTCCAATAGCCCGATAGACCCGCGCAAGCTGACGATGGAGTTCTGGCAGATCGCCAAGCAGCACCCCGGACGCCGGGAGCATATCTACGGGAAGATTCACCCGATGGATTGCAAGTGCGACAGCTGCAAGGTGGCGGCGTGAGCGCACAGCATCTCGCCAACAAGTTCCGGCGGGCCAAGCGCAATGGAAGCGGCACACACTTTACCGCCGACGAGCTTGACCTGCTGTGGCGCTGGGGCGTGATGGAGCTTGTGCTGCGCGAGGAGCTAGAGGAATTGCAATGTCACGAGAGGAAAAGCG